CTGATTATTTCGTATGAATGACGACATAATTTACATATTATATCTTTATTACATAACATTAAATATAATTCTTCATTTTTTTCATTTAAAATTTTAGATATTGGATTTTTATATTGTCCCGAATATCTTCCTTCTTTTACGATTGTTCCGTTATAAATATGTTCAATTACATTAAATTTTTTTAATAATTCTTTGAAAGATTTATTTTCAATTATAATATTATCATATCTAATATCATATTTATTTCCATTAATAAAATTAAAATTATAATTTTCTGTTTTTAATCCATATGCAAATTCTAAAAAATCAATATTTTTATTATTTATTTTATAAGACGGATAATCATCACTAATATTATGTATTCTAAAACATCTTTCAAAATTTAAAATTCTACAAAACAATTCACTACTTAATATATATTCTCTATCACCATATATAATTTTACATTTATTAAATATTTTATCTAAATCATAAATAGGTTTTATTTGCTCTATGTTATTCATATTATTATAGTTTATAATATGAATATGTCTTTAAATTGATTTTTAATTATATTATTTTTTTACTAATTAAAATTAATTTGAATACGCCAAACCACCCATACCCGACATAATACGGAGGACATTGTAGTTAACCGCATAGACACGGACTTTGGCAGTCGAGACACCTTGGACAGTGGCATTGGAGAGGACTAATTGTAAAGTGGCGTTATCAATACGGGAGAAATTGCACGTGCCGCTGGGTTGATGTTCTTCAGGGCGAAGGGCAAAAGAGTAGACGTTAATACCAGTGTCAGGGGCACGGGTGTGGTGTTGGAAAGGTTGGACTAAATCAAAGTATGTACCTTCACGCTCTGAGAAGCGGTCTTGGCCATTGAGTTGTAATTTAGCAACAACAACTGGATTTTCACCCCAGCAGTGCATGTCTAAAGCAGTTTCAGCTAAGACGAATGTACCAGCATCAGAGACACCGGATTCATTTGTAGTAATTCCAGCAGTTGAAGTATTTGTAGTTACTACATCGGCAAATGGATCTTGGAATTCATTACCACTGAAGAAACCAGTTGCTGATGTAGAGTTAACTAAGCTTTGAGCACCAAAGGCATGGACTGCATTTGGTAAAGCATCTAAAGCATCGGTGTAATTGAATGGTTGGGCACCCATAAGAGCGTTTAATTCATTGCCCTTTAATAATGAAGCACAATAGTCAACATTGGCATCAGGTTGAACAACCCAGACTAATTCTTTGCAAGGGTGGTTAAGATTGAGTTTAATTTTGTTGGACGAGGAACCAACCGATTCATCACCAGTGAATTGTAATTGTTCAATTAAATATTCATGGGGATTTTGGGCCATGCGGCGGCGTTCATCAGTATCTAAGAAGATATAGTCAACGTAGAGCGAAGCAGCAGCTAACGATTGTTTGTAGGCTTCGTTGACTTTATCTCCTTGACCATCCATTGCGTTAACAGCCCATAAGCATTCTTCAATATTGCGGATATCTAAGTTGATTTTGACTTCGTGGTATTGTAAAGCAATTAATGGAAGAGCAAGACCTGGGTTACGGCAATACCAGAATTGGAGTGGAACATATAAAGTGGTTTCTGGAAGAGCATTACGTGGAGCACAAACTTGGCGAACACCATTGGCAGAGCAAGGTCCATCAACATCGGCGAAAGTTGGATCAGTGATATATGTTAATTGAGTGGTGTTACCAATCATTTTGTAGTAACCACGTTCTTGTTCTTTGGATAATGTTAATTGATTCCAGATGTGCATCCAGTCACCATATTGACGATCAATGCGTTGACCACCAATTTCAACTTCAACTTGGGAGATTAATTGTTCTCCGGGGAAATCTAACCATCTGGCATATATATCACCGCTTTGTAATGATTGACCAATTTCTGGAAGTGTAATTTGTAAGTATGTACGGTAAGCTAAATCACCATTGCGGGAAATAGTGCAAGTAACACGGCGACCGAAGTCAGCTTGGCCATTGAATGTTTGTTCAATAGATTCCATAGCGAAGTTAGTGTGACGACGATAGGTTACTTTCCAGAAGGTGATTTGGGGATTACCGGTTAAATAAACATCTTGGGCGCCATAGGCAACTAATTGCATAAGTCCACCAGCCATATTTTTTTTATAATATTATAAAAGAAAAAAAATTTTTAAATTTAAATTAAATTAAATTAAATTAAATTAAATTAAATTAAATTAAATTTTTTTGTAAAAAATTCTAAAAATTTCTTAAATATTTACAAAAAAATTAATATTAAATCATATTTATTATTATACTAATACAAGTAAAATAAAAAAAATGAAAAAAAATTTTGAAAATAATACTACCTTAGATAATAAACATAATGAAATGATAACATCGTTTAATAAAAATAATACATTAATTATTCCTAAATATAAAATTGAAATTGAAAAATTAGAAATTTTGTTAAATAATTTGAAAGATTCAAAAAGAAATATAGAAAAAAGAGAATTATTAAAAAATAAAATTACAGATTATAAAAATAAAATTTATAATTTGGAAAAAAATGAAAAAGAATATTATCTAAATAATTCAAAATATATATTTCAATATTTTGAAGAAAAAAAAAATATTGAATTAGACAATGAATCTGAACAAGATAAATCCAATATAAATAATTTTAATATAAATAAATATAATGAAAATAATAAAATAAATAAATTTTTTAATATAGACAACGATATATCAAGTAATATATTGAGTAAAAATATTGAAATTAATAATGAATCTAATACTAAATTAAATTCAACTACTAGTGATAAATATTTTTATAATATTAATAATAAAATAGTTAATTATGATAAATTTTGCTTCGATTCTGATATATGTAAATTCTGTAGAAGAGGAGAAATGATTTATGTTGAATCAGAGGGAATTTGTATTTGCAATAATTGTTCAAAAACCATGAAATATTTAATAGAAAATGAAAAACCATCATACAAAGAACCACCTAAAGAAGTATGTTTTTATGCATATAAAAGAATAAATCATCTTAGAGAAATTTTAGCACAATTTCAAGCAAAAGAAAGCACCAATATACCCGATGAAGTTTTTGAAAATATAAAAAATCAAGTGAAAAAAGAGAGAATAGAATTAAAAGATCTTAATAATAAAAAAACAAAAGAAATATTAAAAAATCTTGGATATAATAAATATTATGAGCATATTCCATATATAAAAGATAAACTTGGAATTAGACCACCTGTAATGAGTCCAGAATTAGAAGACACATTATGTAATTTATTTATGGAAATACAAAAGCCATATTCAAAATTTTGTCCATCAGATCGTGTTAATTTTTTAAATTATTATTATACATTATATAAATTTTGTGAATTGTTAAATGAAGATAAATTTTTACCTTTTTTTCCTATGTTAAAAGATCGAGAAAAAAGAATAGAACAAGATCAAATATGGAAAAAAATATGCGAAGAACTAGATTGGGAATTTATTCCTACTATATAGTGGGGAAATCGCCCCACACGCGATGTTAAAATTATTTTTTTAAGAAATTTTTTTAAGAAATTATTTTAAGAAATTATTTTAAGAAAATATTTTAAGAAATTATTTTAAGAAATTATTATAAAAATTGTTTTATTATTTTTATAAAATTTATATAAAAATAATAAAATATAAAATAATAAAATATAAATAATAAAAATATGACTACTAGACCAAATTGGGATGAATATTTTAAAGATTTAGTACAGCTTACTTCAACGCGTTCTTCATGTGAACGTCTTCATGTTGGTTGTTTATTTGTTAAAGATAATCGTATAATAGCCCAAGGTTATAATGGATATATAGCTGGTTGTCAACATAAAATGGTGATGAAAGATAATCATAATATTGCAACTATTCATGCAGAACAAAATACTATTACAGATTGTGCCAAACGAGGTGTATCAAGTGATAAATGTACTGCATATATTACACATTATCCTTGTTATAATTGTATGAAATTATTAACATCATGTGGAATTTGTAAAATTAAATATATAAATGATTATAAAAATGATCCATTAGTAAATGAACTGGCAAATGAAGCACAAATAAATATAGAACAAATTTAATTTACATGCGCATTTAAACGATTTATTAATAATAATAAAATATAGAATAATGTTCCAAATAATGCACTATTAAAAAAATATCCATATAAATTAGGATTTCCATCATCTCCAAATAAAGCAGGTAACAATTTTTTTAGATTTTTTCTAAATATAGGCAACTGAAATAAAAAATACAAAATACATACCAATAAAGGTAATTGAAATTCACCATAAATTAATTCTAAAGAATCAATATTATTTTGTTTTCTATTATTTTCTTGAATAAGATAATCAGGAGTTTGCATATTATTTATATAATCTTCATGACTTGGTGGTGGTGGAACATAATTTGGCTTTATTTCTATATCATTATTAACTTGTATAGGATTTGATGGAATATCGCGCGATGGTAAACTGGTGGCTCCTTGTGCGCTCGCATGTTGTAATTGACTAATTAATTCATTATAATTATTTTGTTGTTTTGGCATTTCAATATTTTGTGGAACTGTTTGTTGTGATTGTTGAATATGTGGATTTTGCATAGGAGGTTGCATTTGAGTATTTGCTTCATTTATTGTTTCATTTTTAGTAATAACAATATTATTCATAGATGATGCATTCATCATATTTGCATTTTGTGGAATATTTTCTATAGAATTAGCAATTTGATTACTTGATGGAAGTTGATTAATAGATGTAACACCACTTTGGCTATTTTGTTCCATACTTTATTTAATATTATACTAAATAAAGTATTAAAATTTTTAATGAATTACGCATTAAGAAACCTAGGTTTCTTAATTAACTAAAATTTACAATTTTTTTACTTTTATTACAATTTACAGTTTTTTCTCTCATAACATAACATTGATTATTATTTGAATCAAAAGAAAAAACCTGGTCTTTTATTTCATTTTGTTTTGGACCAATAAAATCATAACAATTTTTTCCTTTACAATAATTTCTAAATATTGTTGCCAACCCTAAACCAAGAATAATTGATAATATTAATCTGCCTCTATCTGTATACATTATATTTTGAACTACTCTATTTAAACCTTTTCCTATCATTTAATATATAAACTGTTAATATATAGTAATATTTTATATTATTTAAAAATAGTATTTTATCAAATAATTATATAATTTATTGAATGGGTACATGATTTATTTCTTTACTATTTGAAGGACATTCAACACTTTCCATAACATATTCAAAACAATTGTCTGCTTTATCTTTATATTCAATTTCATTTATATTTGAAGGAGTAGGAAAAACATTTATTTTTTTTTTATCATCATTTAAATAAATAAATAAAAGACCTAAAAATAAACTAATAAGAAAAACATTAAAATTAATAAT